ACACGCGCTGGGCTTCTCACAAACTCGGTTATTCCTATTACACGATAGGCGGTTACGGATGCCTTATCACCGCAATCTCGATGATACTCAACTGGTACGGCAAGTCAACAGACCCTGCTCAACTCAACGACGCTTTGGTTAGGGTGGGGGGCTTCACGGGCGCGAACCTTTACTGGAACGCAATCGCTCAAGTCCAGCCGGACATTTACCTCGCAAAGTCTATTGACTGCTATTACGTTCCAGCGCCCTTACACGAGATAGACGCTCTGCTTGCGGATGACGTTCCCGTTCTGGTGCACGTAGATTTTACGCCGGGTGGCGCGGTAGATCAACATTGGGTGCTCATTGTCGGCAAGTCCGGCAGTGATTACATCATCAATGATCCCTGGACTGGTAAACAAGGCTCGTTTATAGCGAGTTATGGCGACCCTGCCCGCTGGATTTTCCGCATCAGGGCGTACAAACGGAGGCAAGCATGACCCCTATCACAGCATTAGGCTCACGCTACGGTATACAGGGTGCGCTCGGCAGAAGCGTCAAGAGGGCGAGTACCGCCAGCACTTGGTGGGACTTGAACGGCACGATTACCAGTTGCGTTGCGGCGTACCAGCCGAAGGGGGCGGCGAGTTACGCTGCGTCGCTTACCGATTTATCGGGAAATGGTTATGATATTGATGACGGAACTGACCCTTCGTTTAATACAGGCACAGGGTGGTACTTTGATGGGGTGGATGACTATCTTTTCACTTCTACGTTCCCTATAAATAATGGTGATTTTACCATAGCGGCTTTTATTAATCCAACAATTGCCCACAACAACAGTTCAGTAATTTGTTCATCAAATTCTTATAACGGCAGTACTTATATTAACGGATGGATGGCTAAAAGTGAACAATACGATGATACGGGAAAAATTGGTTATTCAGTAAGGAAAGTGGGAGATTATGCATCGAGCATAACGCCTCCTTCTTCAGATTTTGTCGTTGTTTTTACAAGGTCGGGCACTTCGGTGAATATTTACATGGGAGCGAGCAATTGGTCAACAACGACTGGCCCCATGAACTATATATCGGCTAATGGTCTGTACATTGGTGCAAGAATGACAACAACTGCATGTGACTTTTATAAGAATTATATGTACGCGATAGCTTTATATGACACCGTCCTAACCACACAAAATATATCAGACCTTTCAACCGCAATGGCGGCTCTATAACTAATCAACTATTCGGAGGAATAAAACATGGCATCACAAGAAGTAATCTCAATCGTAGTAGACAAAATCGTAACCGCATTCGACAGCGACGTGGCTCTTTTCGAGGCATTCCTGACACGCTCACGGCTCGAAACAGAAGCGGCAACTCTGCAATCCGCAATCCGCAAGGCACAGGCAGAACGGGATGGGGCGGTCACGACAGCAGAGACATCAATTCAGGCGTTACAGGCGCAGTATCAGGCAAAACTGGCAGAGATTGACGCACTTTAGGAGGTGCTGAATGCACGAAAACAGCGGAAACAGCGTAATATTCTACGCTCACTATACAACGGATGGAGTATCAACCACCAGCCTGACTGTCACGATTGACATTTATGAAGTCACACGCGCTGGTACTGCCACGCTGGTTGTAGACGACGGAGCGTGCACCGATGTGGGCGCGGGCATTTATAGATACCTGCTCGCAAGCGGAACTGTTGACGCTGCCGCAGAATATATCGGCGTCTTTCACACAGCCACAGACACGGTAGACGCGCAGGACATTCCTGCTATGTGGGTCATTGACAGGGCTGGCACGGAAAAGTTAGACAACGGCATCACGCTTGCCGATGATGCAATCACCGCAAGCAAGTTTGACGAAAGCACCGCCTATCCGCTCAAGAGCGCTGACACAGGCAGCACGCAGGTTGCAAGGGTGGGGGCTGACTCGGACACGCTGGAAACATTGAGTGACGAGATAGCAGCGGTGAAGGCGGAAACAGCCCTGATTGTTGCTGACACGGGCACGGACGGGGTGAAGATAAACGCAACACAGGGCGCAATCACTTGGGGACAACAGAAGATTATTGCAAATGTGGCTAACGAAGGCGCACTGGATATTCGTAATTCGAATAGTTACGGAATTGGACAGCAAAATAGTGGCGGGACGACGGGACTACTTAATTTTAGCGAAGATGGTGTTGGACAACTCAACGAAGGCGGAACAAACTCCGTATTTAACTATGGACAACAGAAGATTGTTGCGAATGTGGCTGGCGAAGGCGCACTGGATATTGTCAACAGTAACGTCGGTGGTGCCGGTCAGCATAATAAGGGAGGGAGTAGTTCCGTCGGACTTTGGAATGAAGCCGCTGTTGGAACACTTAACGATGGAGAAAGTATAGGTTTAGTTAACAGCGGTTCGCAAGACGTCTCAGGCTTTGATCCTGCACTGGCACTCGAAGCCACGCTCACCGACATCAAGGGTTTGGGGTGGACAACTGAAACATTGAAGGTAATCAAAGACGCGGTGACCAACGTGGACGGCAATGTGGCAGACGTGTTCGATGACGTAGGCGATGTGAAAGCGGTGGTTGATACCATTCTGGCTGACACTAACGAAATCCAGGCTGACCTTGCAGACGGCGGGCGGACTGACTTGCTGATTGACGCTATCAAAGCGAAGACTGACCTGATACCCGCAAGCCCTGCTGAAGCTGGCGAATACACTACAGCGATTGCAGCCTTGCAGACTGACCTCGACAATCCCGACCAGTACAAGGCGGACGTGAGTGCGTTGGCAACCACCGCTCACGTTCAGGAAGTTGAGGATAAGGTTGACATCGTGGACGGCATTGCAGACGCGATTCTTGATGATACCGGCACGAGCGGTGTTCTGCTCTCAACCTCCGCTCTCGGATCAATATTCGATGACGAGGTGATTGTTGGCACGTATACCTTCAGCGACCTGCTCAAGATCATGGCGGCTGCTCTGGCTGGCAAGTTGAGCGGAGGCGGGTCAACCACCCTGAAATTCGAGGGTGTGGACGGCGCAAGTGATGTGATTGTGACAACCGTTGACGCGAATAAAAACCGAACCAACGTTGTGATAACGGTGTAATGATGGATGACTTGTATTGGGGCGGAAGTTACTGGGGCGGAAGTTACTGGGCAGACTCGTTTTGGGGTGCAGCTCTTGTTATCGTTCCATTCGATTACGCCGAAATATGGGACGGCTCGGTTCGACTGATGATGATAGTTGACGGCAATGTGGTACTGAACAAGGAAGTCAACGCAGGCGTAATAATGAATCAAGAGATCACCGACACTTACTCGGAACTGGAGGCTATTTAATGGCTGATACGATTATTCACAATGGCGATGTTGGAACGATTATTCGCCTGACTATTACTGAAGATGATAATACCACTGCTATTGACGTGAGCGGGGCAAGCATCAAAACATTCTACTTTCTAAAGCCGGACGGTACAAAGGAAAACGTGACAGCGGAGTTTGACAGCGACGGCACGGATGGCAAACTGAAATATACGACTGTTGCTGGTGACATCGACGCGGTTGGTCGCTGGCAGGTGCAAGCCTACGTTGAGATCGGGGCGGCGAAATACTATTCTGCCAAAACCACCTTCGTCGTGCAGAGCAACTTAGCATGAGCGGAACTGTATTAGCGATAATCAGCGACACGCACGTTGGTAGCTCAACCGCATTAGCACCGCTTGAATTTAGCGTGCACAACCGGAGCGACTTTGAAGTCCAGGTTACCAAAGCGAATAAGCTCCAAAAGTGGCTTTATGAATGCTGGACGGATTATTGGGATCACGTGTTCAAGTTAGCCAAGAAAAAGCGGCTGATAGTCGTGCATTGCGGCGATCTGGTTGATGGCGTGCATCACGGAAGTCTGCAAGTCATGAACGAGGTTGAGGATCAGGCTGAAGCGTTTGTTGACTTGATGCTGCCGATTCTGAAACGAGCCGATGGATTTTACGGCGTACTCGGCACGGGTCCAAGTCACGCAGGGCAAGACAACGCAACTGAAGCGGCGATCTACCGGGAGTTGGGCGCGGTTGAGTTTGGGCAATCATTGACGCTTGCGGTTGACGGCGTACTCCACGACTTTGCGCATCATGGCAGGGCAGGTGCACGCCCCTGGACTTCAAGCGCGGCTAATTTGGCAACCGAAGTCATTATGGATTATGCCAGTCAAAATATGCCATTGCCTAACTATATTTGGCGTGGGCATCGCCACGTGATAGATGATTCCGGGAACAAACTACCAGGAACGCGTGCAATCAGCCTGCCGAGTTGGCAACTTAAAACATCATTCGGCTGGCGTGCTTCGGCAAACACGGTTAGAAGTGACATCGGCGGGTACATTGTCGTCGATGGTCTGCTTGATGACAGCAAGGCACGCTATAAAGGGCAACCAGATCAGAGAAGGATTATTGTTGTATGACCGAATTTGAACTGCTTGAAGAATTGCAAAAAGAGCTCGGCTTGCCGGACATCGAGCCGGACGAAGTGACCGCTCAATCCGTAGCAGATTACACCGGTTGTTCATGGGGCAAGGCGGCGTCTGTATTGAAACAGAAACTTGCCGCCGGTGAGCTTACATCGCGGCAAGTTAGAACTCATAACGGCAAGCCGGCTACTGCTTACAGGAAGGCGGTCTAATGCCCGTCTACGTTTACCATTGCGATAATTGCCTGAAGCAGACCGAGATATTTCAACACTTCACCGATGACCCGCTCACAGTTTGCCCTGAGTGTAAGCAGCCGACTTTGCAGAAAGTGTATCAGGTCGCGAACGTGCATTACAAGGGGCGCGGCTGGTACGTCAAGGATAAGTATGATCCGGATAAAGGAGCGTAATGGCTGACGACATTCACGTAATACCAAACAATGATTTACACGAGCATATAGTCGGGGCTGCTTGCCCTTGCAAGCCAACAATAGAAATTGTAGGTGCGGTTCTGATTTATACCCACAATTCTTATGATCATCGTGAGATAATAGAATCGGTAGAAGGATGGTTATGTTCAAAATAAGGCGGTGTGATTGCGGTTATAACCTCAAACCAGACTTTTGTGGTTTTTGATACAATAACTTTGGGGTCGATAAAGTGTCGGGGTGACCTTCGGGAAACCTAAAACGCGGGGGCAGTACCCGCCGACTCCACACAGAACCAGACACGCTTAGGCAACCCGACCGCGTACCCCGTCTGGTCATGATAGAGTAAACATCGGGGTAAGACAAAAGCAACTTGTGCAATAAATGCGCAGGTTGCTTTTCGTTCACTTTATCGTTCACTTTATGCGTTGGAGTGAACGATTTATTATTTGGCGCGTTCGCTTTTCGTTATGGCGTAATCTAACTTCATTAGTTGGCAAAGTTTACGGTATAGCCGACAGTCCGCAAGCGCGTAGAATTTCGCCTGAGCCAAAATTTGCGCACTTTTTCGTGATTTGCTCTCACTTGTGAGTGTTTGCCTACCTTGCTATATCACCGCTATTTTATCCATATAGTTTAGTTATTCTCAACTTATTGGCGCAATTATGAAAATCCCGGGAATTGCCCTTGACTTTTGTGCGGAATCGCTTATAATATAGTTAACTATCAATTTAGAAAAGGAGACCCATGTACGATACGCAAGAGATCAGATTATCCCAACGAGAAGAATACAAAAGCACGATTGTCACCTGTCCGAAATGCGGGAGTTATCTCGTGAAAGGGATAGGCCACTATTCATACGTCTGTCTGGACTGCCTGAATGAGTTTAGCGACAGCCCGATGGCAGACGACGACAGCATACCGTTTAGAAAGGAGTAACAATGTTAGACCAACTTTTCGACTTAGCGGTAGGTTGGGCAATTTTATGTGTACCGATGGGGCTGGGCGTGCTGGTTGCCGGGCTGATTGAAGATCGGAGGGGGAGATGATGAGCAACTATCGAGAGAGTTACATCTACCAACTCAAAAAGGAAAATCAGGTATTGTGGGGCGAATTATCCGAGATGGTACGGAACAGTCCCGAATGGAAAGCGGTTCGTAAAGCAATCGAAGCCAACAACACCGAAATCTCAGTAATGCAAGACATCATCAACAGAGCAAAGGAGCAAAATGAACAAGTCAGAATCAATTCAGAACTTATCAGCAGCCTTATCTAAGGCACAAGCGGAATATCCGGCGATCAAGTTCGACTCGGTAAATCCGTTTCTCAAAAACGGTTACGCAAGTTTAGGCGCAATCATAGCAGGGGCGCGTCCTGTAAACGCGAAGCACGGTCTTTCAGTCAGTCAACTCACTTTTGGCGAAGACGGGGTGGCTGGGGTTGAGACCGTGCTAATGCACACATCCGGCGAATGGATCAGCCAGTCTATCTCAATGCCAATCGGCGATGAGAAAGGAAAATCCAACGCACAGGTTGCAGGTTCAATTGTAACCTACTTGCGCCGATATTCTCTCGCTTCAATACTGGGTATCTACTCAGACGAAGACGGTGACGGCAATAAACCAGAGCCGGAACGCAAGCCAACCAGGACGGCAAAACCCACAGCGCAAGCCAAACCAGATGATGACTTTATGACCATCGAGCGAGCGTCCAAGATCACAAACAGCGAGGGCGTGGCTTACGTTGACCTGCCAAACGACAAGTTGCAGGTAATGGTGATCGGTATCAACAAGGCATTGCAGAACGGCGCTGATGACGAAAAACGAGCCGAATATCTCGAAAAGAAACAGGCAATCGGCGTCATTCTCAAAGCACGCGCTAACAAAGAAATTTAGGCGCGGGTTTCCTCCTCCTTTTCCCGCGAGCCCGCCAGTCGGCTTTATAGGCTGGCAGAAAGACTGAGATGGACATTTACGAAAAGATTGAAAAATATTCAGACATCGGGTTCGGAATCGACCTGATTCATCAAGAAAAACAGGCTCTAATCGACACAGTTTTGACACCGGAAATCAAAGAAAAACTCGCAGAAATTGACGCAGAATTTGATCCAAAAGTTGACGAACTTGCGCAACAAAAATCGATGCTGGAAGCCGACATCAAACAGGAAGTTTTGTCCGCTGGCAGAACCGTCAAAGGTACATATCACAGTTTTGTTTGGTCCAAGCCGCGTGTCAGTTGGGATACCAAAGCGTTGGACGGTTATGCGGCTGCACACCCAGAAATAGCGCAATTTAGGGCTGAGGGATCACCCAGCGTGAGTGTGAGGAAAGCATGAACTGTCTGAACTGCAAACACTGGGATCGGCTTTACGAGAATCCGGACGTGGGCGTTTGCGAGTTACATAATGACCACATAATCCAGGCGTACCGATTCCAGTTTGAAGAATGTACCAACTGGGCACAAGGCATTGAACGTGAGCCTTACTTTCACCTGTTTCAAAAGATGCTGGTTACCGCAAGCCTTGAGCCTAACTACCAGCGCATTGAGAAGTTTTACTCGATTCCGTTCGGCGTAATACCGCAGCCGAAGAATAAACAACCGGCCCCACCGCGTTATGCCGTAAAAGACGACCAGTTGGAACAAGTCATTGAATGGCGGCGTGAGAAAAAGAGCCGGTTCTGGATCGCGCAAAAGTTGGGCGTGAGTCCGAAAGCGATTGAAGGTGCTGAACGTAGGTATGCAGAGAAAGGAGAGAAATGAACCCTACTGACTTTTACAGGATGAAATCCGCTGAAATACAGGAAGACGACATCAGACTGGTTGCAGCGTGCATGAGCGAGCACATCGGCGAAGAGAACGCGGTTAAAACAGCAGAACGGATCTATGCTGAGAAAGGAGCAAAATGAACGAGAGCATAATCACGTTAGATGAGAGAAGCCGTTTATACCAACTTGAAGAAACTATCAGGCAAGGACTGAATACCTTCGTGGATGTTGGGAACGCCCTGCTTGAGATACGGGATAAACGGCTCTACAGACAAGAGTATAGCACGTTCGAAGAATATTGCCGTGAGCAATGGAATATGAAACAAAGCAGAGCCTATCAGTTTATGGATTCTGCAAAAGTTGTTGGTAACTTGCAAAGTTCCACAATTGTGGAACTTTTACCGATCAACGAAAGTCAAGCGCGACCGTTGACAACGCTTGAGCCTGCTGAACAAATTGAGGCATGGAAACGAGCGTTAACCTCAACTCCAGAAGGCAAGATCACCGCAGCGATTGTGTTGAAAGCGGCAAAGGAAGTTGAACAGGAACGCCGTGATGAGCGAAGACAAGAGCGTATTGAAAACATTGCTGAAATTGTGGCGAATAATAAGCCAATTGACGGCATAGGCGTTTTTCCTGTTATTTACGCCGATCCCCCCTGGCAATATGACTTTCCAATAAGTGACAGCAGACGCATTGAAAATCAATATCCAACAATGCCAATAGAAGAAATATGTGCTTTACCAGTTGAGAAAATATCAGCACCGGACGGAATATTGTTTCTTTGGGCATCAACGCCGTTTCTAAAAAAGGGTTTGCGAGTTTTAGATGCGTGGGGTTTTGACTATCGAACTTCAATGGTTTGGGTAAAGCCTTCTATTGGACCCGGACAGTGGGTAAGACAACGTCACGAATATCTTCTTATAGGTGTTAGGGGAAGCATCCCTACTCCAAAAGGCGAAAATAAGCCTGACAGCGTTATTGAGTCACCTCGCGAAGAACACAGCAAAAAGCCCGAAATTGTATATGACATTATCGAGCAAATGTACCCGGAATTGCCAAAAGTAGAACTGTTTTGTAGAAGCCCAAGAGAAGGTTGGGTCTCGTGGGGGAACGAAACATGAACAATTTTTATGCAGATGACTTATGGCAACGTCGAGTAAGAAACAAGACACTTGCGCCTTACTACAAAAACATTAGCGATGAAGGACGGTTCATATTTCTTGATAAAGGGAAATTAGCGACAAGGCTTCAAAGAGAATTCGCAATTGACACAATTCTTCAAGGCAAAGGAAATTCGGTTTTTGGAATTGAAGAAAAAATAGTAAGGTGGCCCGGTTATTCATATAAAGCATATACGCTTGAAACAATGTCCTGCACCGTGCCTGGACGCGAGAAAAAAGGTTGGATGCATTATTCAACCTGCGACTATCTTTTATATTGTTTTGTTCAGGCGGATTCAATAAGCATAATTGCGCATCTAATTCCTTTTCCAAAGTTGCAAACATGGTTTTTTGAAAGTGACAGGTATCTTCAATATCGCTCACACGTTATGGAAGAACAAATTAACCGCACAGAAACAAAAATAGTTCCAATAGAAGATGTTTGGAGCGCAATTCCAGAATGTAAAGAGTTACATATCACGGAGGCTGTCTATGGCTAACTACCGACAAATACACACTCAAATATGGCGTGACAACTGGTTTCTGGATTTAGAGCCGGACGAGAAGTTACTGTTTATTTACTTATTCAGCAACGACAACTCCAACCTGGCTGGCTTGTACGAATTGCACGAGCGCATTGTGGCACTTGAAACAGGATTAGACATCAAGCGCATCAATGAGATCGTGAGCAAGTTAGAAAATGACGGGAAAATATTCTATCGTGACGGCGTTGTTTGGATCGTCAATATGCAAAAGTATCATTCAAACGCTGGTGAAAAGGTAAGAAGGAGTATCGAAATAATTATTGACGGCATTCCTGATTGTGAAGTCAAACAAAAATACTGTATTTACAACGGAATCGAGGCTGAAAATACCCTATCAGAAAAAAAAGATACCCTATCTAAAATAAAAGATACCCTATCGTATAGTAAGAGTAATAGTAAGAATAATATTAAGAGTAAAACCGAAGAAGAATCTGAATCAATTGGCGAAACAAATGATTCTTTATGGATTCTATTTTCAGACGTATTTCAGAACTTGACCGGCATCAAGCCAAAGCCGACTAAACCAGTTGTTGAGATGCTTGCGCGTTTTGAATCCGCAGGCGTTACGGTTGAAGAATATCGTAATGCGATCAAACAAATGGGCGAAGGCGGTTATTCATGCACAACGATGAAGTCACCGGAAACGTGGGTTATGAACAACCGCAATCGCAAGCGAGGCAAGCCAGTACAAACGCCTGAAGCGCAGCAGGACAAATTCCGCAAGTTGTATGAGCAACAGAAACAGGTGACGGCGTGAACGACCACATATGCGCGAATTGTAAGTATTTTCAAATCACGTTTACAGTACCACGAGGATCAGAGCCGAAAAAAGAGATATTTCATTGTCAGAAAGAGCACGCGCCGATAGCATGGTTTAGCGGCGCAGGGTGCAAAGATTTTCAACCAAAGCAATCACAATCACAAGGAGCATAAATGTACCAAAAACTAATTATTATTGGCAACTTAGGTTCAAACCCCGAACAACGCTTCACCCCTTCCGGCGATCCAGTCACGACCTTCAGCGTGGCAACATCGCGCAAGTACGGCGAGAAAGATGAGACCACCTGGTTCAGAGTGAGCGTGTGGGGCAAGCAAGCCGAGTCGTGCAACACGTATTTGCACAAAGGATCAAAGGTGTTGGTTGAGGGGCGGTTGAAAGCAGAGCCGAATGTGTACCAGCGCAAGGACGGCACGTGGGCAAGCAGTTACGAGTTGACGGCTGAGAGCGTGCGGTTCTTGACGGCGAAGGGCGAAGACGCGCCCGTTGAAGATTATCCGTTTTAGGAGGATGAGATGAGTGAATTGAAACCGTGTCCGTTTTGTGGCGAGCCAGCCGATGACCGTTATTGCAAACTGGCAAGATGTAGCAATCCGAGTTGCCTTATGAATCAATGGCTAATTGATGATGATACTGCATATCATATTGGCGCGGAATGGAACACCCGTCCGATTGAGGACGCACTGAACAAACGCATTGCCGAGCTTGAGGCAAAACACAAGGTGGCTTTTGGTCTTGTTAGAACATTGAGAAGATATTGTATTTACGCTCACTGGTACAACCCAGATATAAAAGATGAATTCAATGAGTTCGATGAAGAAGTATGTGAATATCTGTCTGAATATAAGGAGCGTGAGGGATGAGTATAAGCGAAAAAGCGAATGACCTATTGAATAAATTTGGCAGTGCCCAATTCGATTTTATGGTTTGGAACACGCCAGATAATTTAGTGGCACGAGATAAAGCTCGTCAAGAAATCTCTGACTACATTGCCGAGCTTGAGGCGGAAAGTGAACGATTTACCGTTCATAGTGACATAGAGCGGCAGGATGATAAATGGATTCCGGAGGTGCAGGAATGAACACGCTTAAACCCTGTCCGTTTTGTGGTGGCACTAAAATTTGTACCGAGAAAGGTATAAATCTTAACTATTGTGACAATTGCTCGGCAGAATCAAATATCGAGCACTGGAACGCCCGCCCGATTGAGGATGCGTTGAACAAGCGCATTGGGGAGCTTGCTGAGTGTGTAGGGTCAATGATGGCTGATGTTTACACGCTAAAGTCTCGCATTGCCGAGCTGGAGGCGGAAAGTGAACGATTCACCGTTCATAGTCACATAGAGCGGCAAGATGATAAGTTATCTGAGCGGGAAGTGTGTGAAGTCTGTGGGGGTGATGGCACAGTCTTATTGAGAGACGGTTATGAAGGACAGGTGATAGCAACAGCAAAATGTATATATTGCAACGGTACTGGACGTGTAAGCAAGGAGAGTGAGGAATGACAATTACAACTTGCCCGAAGTGTGGGTCAATGAATATAACTACCGCTGGGGTTTGTGAAAATTGCGGATGGAGTCAATTCGCTCAAGTGGCGTTATGCACCAGAATTACAGGCGAAATGGAACTCAAAGTGTCTGGCAAAGCGTTGCTCGATGATTACAAGCGATTGCTATTCGAGAACAAAAGTCTTGAATCCCGCATTGCCGAGCTTGAGGGGAAAATTGACCAACTTACCGCTCACGATGCTACAGAGCGGCAGGATGATAAGTGGATACCGGTGAGCGAGAGGCTGCCGGATAATTGGAAGCCTGTGTTGACAATTG